CTGAACTCTTCTCTCCCTGAGACGGTCCGAACAGTGCCGGATTCACCGTTTATTAAACCTGATACGCTTAACTTCAATGCAGAATGATACGGAAGTAAAACAGACGCCACGAGGGGTCGGGCTAATTGGCAGCACTGAGCCTAGAATCCACACGCCTTTGCTTAAAGGAATCTCCAAAGCGCAGGAAGTAGCGGATCTAGCTGAGAAAATCAATTTACCTTTGATACCTTGGCAGCGTTGGTTGCTTGATGATCTATTAACTATTGATGACAAAGGTGATTTCAAGAAGAAGCTAGGAATAGCGTTAATTTCGAGACAGAATGGCAAAACTCACCTAGCACGTATGTTAATCCTGGCTCACTTATTCTTATGGGATACAAAAAACGTATTAGGTATGTCTTCTAATCGAAATATGGCATTAGATACATTTAGGCAAGTTGCATACATGATTGAAGATAATCAATTTCTTAAAGACCAGGTTAGGCAGATCCGCCTGGCTAATGGTCAGGAATCAATTACTTTACTTAATGGCGCAAGGTATGAAATTGCAGCAGCCACGAGAGATGCACCCCGAGGCAAGTCGGCCGGATTCCTTTATCTCGATGAAATACGTGAATGGACAGAAGAAGCATTTACAGCTGCGCTACCGGTAACACGTGCCAGACCTAATGCAATGACTTTTATGACAAGTAACGCAGGTGATGGATTTAGCACAGTGCTTAATGATTTAAGAGAGCGTGCGTTATCGTATCCACCTGAAACTTTAGGCTATTACGAATGGTCAGCACCACAGCACTGCAAGATACATGATCGCAAAGCTTGGGCTATGGCTAATCCTGCACTTGGTTATTTAATTACAGAAGAGACTTTAGAAGAGTCAGTAGCAACTAACACTATAGAAGCAACGCGAACTGAAATGCTTTGCCAGTGGATTGATTCTAGTGTCAGCCCATGGGTATATGGGTCTATTGAAGCTTGTAGCGATAGCACATTAGAAATACCTGTTGGGCCGCAAACAATTATGGCATTTGATATTGCACCTACTAGAAGATCCGGTGCTTTGGTTATGGGTCAGGTTCAAGATGGCAAGATAGCCGTAGGACTTGCACAGCTTTGGCATAGCGATATTGCTATTGATGAGATCAAGATGGCAAGTGATATAAATGAATGGGCACGCAAGTATCATCCGACCACAATTTGTTATGACAAGTACGCCACGCAAACTATTGCCACAAGATTAGAGCAAAGCGGATGGCGTTTGCTAGATGTATCAGGCCAGGCGATTTACCAAGCATGTTCAGACCTTGCCGATGGTTTGGCTAATAATCGCGTGGTGCATTCTGGGCAGGCAGATTTAGTACAACACCTAAATAACTGTGCTGCTAAGACGAATGATGCTGGCTGGCGCATTATTAGAAGAAAATCAGCCGGTGATGTTACAGCTGCAATATCCCTGGCTATGGTTGTTAGTCAATTAACAAAACCACAACAAACCGCACAAATATTTGTCTAACTTGCACCATAAGTCCGATTTATGGTATATAATACCTATATGGGTCTATTGTCTGCTTTGGGTATAAACACAAAAAGAGAATCCGTTCAAGCGCAATACGCCCCCGCAATTATGGACACAGCCTATGGCTATGGTTCATTTACAACAGGTGTTGGTAATTTCCCTGGTGGATTAGATCGTAATTATGCGATGCAAGTTCCGGCAGTTAGCCGTTGCAGAAATCTTATTGCTGGTGTAGTTTCCTACTTGCCACTGAAGCTTTACAAAAAGTCAAGTGGTGAGGTACTGGGGAGTCCTCTGTGGTTAGAACAACCAGACTATCGGCAACCAAGATCCGTCACGTTAAGTTGGACTGTCGATAGTCTTCTATTTTATGGCGTTGCTTATTGGCGCGTTACAGAATTATATGCAGATGATTTAAGACCATCACGATTTGAGTGGATTGCCAATAATCGAGTCACATTTACTACTAATAAGTTTGGCACAGAAGTAAGCCAATATTATGTTGATGGAGTTGAAGCTCCAATGACAGGAATTAACTCACTAATAACATTTCAAGGATTAACACAGGGCGTATTACAAACGGCCGCACGCACAATACAGAGCGCGTTAGATATTGAAAAAGCCGCAGCTGTATCCGCACAAACTCCAATGCCTTCTGGGTACATTAAAAACACAGGCGCAGATTTACCAGAGCAACAGGTTTCAGGATTATTAGCACAATGGAAGCAAAGCCGTCTAAATAGATCTACAGCGTATTTAACATCTACTTTGTCTTATGAGACTACTGGATTTAGCCCTAAAGATATGATGTACAACGAGGCTCAACAATATTTAGCAACACAAGTTGCCAGAGCAATGAACGTACCGGCTTATTATATTTCTGCAGATATGAATAACAGCATGACTTACCAGAATATTATTGATGGCCGTAAAGAGTTCGTAGCTTACTCTCTGCAGCCATTTATTTGTGCTATTGAAGATCGCCTATCAATGGATGATATTACAGCCAGAGGCCATGTAGTCAAGTTTGCTATTGAAGAATCATTCTTACGCGCTGACACAATCAAACGTTTAGAGGCAATAGAGAAAATGCTATCCCTGGGCCTAATTGATGTTGAACAAGCTAAACAAATGGAACAAATGACACCTAATGGAAATGAGACAGACAATGCTACTTACATTCAGTAGTCAAATTGAAAGCGCAGATGGCGAGCGCAGAATCATCGCGGGCAAAATTGTGCCATACGAAGAGGTAGGCAATACTTCCGTAGGTAAAGTTGTATTTGCTAAAGATTCAATCGAAATTGGCGATCCTGGAAAGATTAAGATGCTTATGCAACATAAGAACGATAAACCTATTGGCCGTATGCAGAAGTTTAATAAAGCAGAAGATGGAATCTATGCATCATTTAAGATTTCTGCCAGCATGCAAGGCTCAGACGCATTGACCCTTGCCGCAGAAGATTTAATTTCTGGGATGTCTGTTGGAGTGGATGTCAATAAGTCAGTACAGAAAAAAGATTATTTATATGTAACTAGCGCAACTCTAAAAGAAGTTAGCCTAGTCGAATCACCTGCATTCAGTGCAGCGCAAGTAACTAAAGTTGCTGCTAGCGAAAGCGAAGCAGAGACACCAATCGAAACTAAAGAAAGCGAGGCTCCTGTGGAAGATTTAGCAACAGCGCCACAAGAAGCAAAGGCAGAGGCTGCTACTCCTACAGTAGAAGCTGCTCGCCCAGTAATTACAGCACCACTTATTCAAACAACAATCCGTACGCCAATTACTTCTATGGCAAAGTACACAGAACACAAGATCAAAGCTGCTCTAGGAAATGACGAGTCAAAACTGTACGTAACTGCAGCCGATGATTCATTTGCAACTAACCCTGCATTCAATCCAACACAATACCTAAGCGAGTTTGTAACTAACACACGCTTTGGTACACCTGCAATTGATGCCTGCAGTCAAGGAACCTTGCCTACATCTGGCATGTCAATTTCTGTACCATCTTTGGTTACCTCAGCCGGTGGTCAATCAGGCGTTGCACCAGAAGTAACTGTTGAGTTAGAAGCTGGCGCAGTGCAAAACACAGGTATGGTTACTCAGTACTTAACAGGCTCAGTATCTAAGTATGCTGGCATGAACACACTATCTGTTGAACTTTTAGAGCGTTCAGATCCAAACTTCTATGCAGAACTTACAAAGCAACTTGAGTATGCATATCTAAAGACCCTTGATACAACTGTCGCTGCAGCGTTGATTTCTGGCGGTACAGCTGCAACAAACACAACTGCTGATCTAGATGGTATCGTTACATTTGCATCAGAAGCAGCTCGCAAGATTTACGAAAACACAGGTTACTTTGCACAGAACTACATTGCTAACCCAGCACAATGGGGCGCGTTGATTTCTGCGCAAGACACAACAAAGCGACCAGTATTTACTGCATTACAACCAATGAACGCAGCAGGTCAAGTTAGCACTCAATCAATCCGAGGAAATGTACTTGGATTAGATCTGTATGTTGATAAGAACTTGGCAGCAACTACTTTTGATGATGGATCAGCAATCGTATTGGCTCCAGAAGCGTTCACTGTATATCGCTCAGCACAAAACTTCATGTCAGTAAACGTAGTATCAAACCTACAAGTACAGGTTGCAATTTACGGATACATGGCAACAATCAACAAAATGCCAAAGGGTATTTACCTATATAACAAGGCATAAAAAACAAAACAATAATCTCTGGGGTTTAGTAGCCCTAGCCCCAGAGAGCTATTAGCAAAGGAGTAGAGATGGCAGCCACGTATGTAACTACAGCTGAGTTAAGGGCAAACCTTGGTATTGGCTCTCTCTACT